CAGAGATGGCTAGTAGTTGGAAAAAGCTATTTTTGTATTTTTCACAGTCTTATTATAAAACAATGAATATTGAATATATAGATTCTGATAAGAAGAAAAAGAAAACAATGATGACATATAGTGTATTGGGAACAGTGTTTTCTGGCGATTGTGATACTACATTAGCAAACACAATACGTATGGCATTATACAACAGATACGTTATGGATAAAGCAGGATTTACATATGGACAAAATTATGTAGCTTTTAGTAAAGGAGATGATTTCACAGTCATGTTTAACCCAACATTGATAACAGATAAGCAAGTAGAGCAAGCATACTGGCGTTATTTCCTAACCAAACCAACAGGTGACCTGAAAATATACGACGATAGAATATTTGGAATAGGACAAATATGTAAGTTTTTAGAATTTGGTCAACCTAATTCAATCAAGTTTTGTTCACTACGAGCATGGTACATCAATAAGCAACAGACAAAAATAAGATTAACAAGAGATCCAAAGAAATTTCTAACATTAGGAAGATTTTCAAGGAAAATGAAGAGCATGACACCAGTACAAAAGATAATATACCTACAAGATCTAGCAAAAGCCTTACAATCATCATACCATGGAATTAACTACTTTGATGAGATGGCATACATGTACTGCTTGAGAGCAAAAGCCTTGTGGACAAACTACAAAATACCCAATTCCTTGGTACAAGCAGAGAGGCTGAAATTACAAAAAGTGTCAGGAGATGTAAGAGACATATTACCAACAAATAATGAATTTGATGAAATAGAAATGCCCAAATATGAAGTTCATTTAAGAGAGCATTCTTATCAAGTAGGGAATGACTATTGGGAAACAATGAAGAAAATAGAAAAAGTAAGCAACAGGACATATGATGATGAATCTTTACAACTAGTGAATCAGCAAATTAATGCAGAATTTGACCCGCTAGAGCTTCGTACATTACTAGCCGAAAAATAATATCATGAACACTAATAATATTAAAAATAAATCAACTAAACCTAAACAAACCAAGAAGATAAAACGACAACGCAGAAGAATTGGAAATTTATTACCTAATAATCGTAAGAAAAGAACTAATATCATTAGAAGTAGAAGAATAGCAGCAGCAAGTGCTAAGACAATGTTAAAGAAATTTACAGTACTAAGACAAAATGGCAACTCAGTTAGAGTAACAGGAAGAGATCTAATTTACCCCATACCTGATAGTTTGACTGCACCAATACAAACAAGTAATGTTATTGCAGTAATACCAGCAAACCCAGCATACTGGCTTGGAACACGAATTGCCGCCCTGGCAGCTGGTTACCAAACTTACAGGCCTATAAAATTTAAGATTAACTACATACCAATATGTGCAGTTACACAACAAGGCAACGTAATTGGTGGTACAGTATGGGATGATGGCTTTGACACCTCTAATATACAACAGTCATTGCGAACATCTAATGGTGGTTTTCTTACTCAATGTTATGTACCTTACTCCACCACTATTAGACCCAAAAGCAATTTACCTTTTAATCTATATAAAATAGGAGGTGAATTTAATGACAAAACAAATCCTTTTATATTCATAGCCATAGCAATTGGTTGCACTGATGCCAATCAACAAAGAATTATACCTGGATATTTTTATGTTACATGGTCATTTGAACTTAAGAATCCAATAGGTGCAACTAACACATTTTATAATTCAGGACTTACACTATACAAGAACATCCAACCCAATATGAACAACACACTAGTAAATATTTCTACTGAAAGTGACATACCATTTGGTGCATACATTGATGTTGAAATAGAGCAAAATGCACCAGTCAGTTATTACAATGATACAAAAATAGAGATCAATGAAAATACACCCGTTTGGATGTTTTCAAGTGTGACTAAGACAACTAATGCAAATACAACTCAATTAATACCTATAATATATTCAGCATTGACAACTGAGGGATCTGTAACAGTACAATCCACTGACACAGCACAAGTACAAACTATAACACCAGTAGCCATAGCAATAGATAAAGGAGAATATTATGAAATAGAGGAATTTGAGGAACTCAGGACTTCCCTTGTTAAAGTTGCAGACACAGTCACATACACATTAGAGGCAGATATAATATATAGCATAACTCAAGATCAAATATTTGGAGTGTTTCAATCTCAGTCTTTAAAACAAGTAGGTGATGATAGGTATTTACGAATCAACTATTACAGAGCTGATAAGGATAAGTTTCAATTACAAACTGCAAGCAATAAAATTGTAAAGCCAACAGTGAATAAAATACGATTATTAGACAATAAATTCACCAATGTCATAATCAATAAAGAAAAAGACCAAAATATAAACCTAAAACATGTCATAGAAGAAAAAGAAGAAGAAGAAGAAATCAAGAATGATGATGATGACAAAGAACCATTAATACAACTGAATGAAATAGCAGATAAGCTTAATAAGTTAAAACTCAAGCAAATAAATAATAAATAAACAACGCCATTGTTATCAATATTAGCCCATATCTTTCCATGGATGTAACCACTTGTAAATTACCACAATTAACCAGCC